CTTCGGGTTGACGACGTTCGAGATGATGGCATGCGGCGTTCCTTCCATCGTTCCTGACTGGTCCGCCCTCGGAGAACTCACGGATAGCGCGTGCCTCCAGGTGGAGTGTACAACCACGGCGGCAACGACCAGTGGGATCAATTGCATTGGCGGCGTGATGGACAAGCGGCTCGCCATCGATGCCCTTGAGTTTCTGTACAGCCATCCGGCCAGACGCGAGGCGTTTGCCCGACGTGGAGTGGCTCTTGTGAATGACCCTCGCTATCGCTGGGAGAATATCGGCCAGGCGATACTCCACGAGGTCAAGACGACGTTGAAAGAACTCAGCGAGGCGGTGGCTTAATGGCGGGTGGAGCGACTGGATCGGCGCTGGTGACTGGGTCGAAGGAAATTGCCAAGACCCTTCGGCAGTTGGCCACGAAGTTCCCGGATCGCGTGCTTGCTGCGCTCTATCTTGAAGCTCAGATTGAGATGACTGAGAGCAAGCGGCGCTGCCCAGTTTCGCCCACCAAGTCGCAGATGAAGGCGATGGGCCGGAGTTGGTCCAAGAATACGAGACCAGGCACCCTCCGAGCCAGTGGCTACGTGGCTCAGCCAGAGCGGAATGGTCGCACCCTCTCGGTGGAGATGGGGTATGGGGGTGCGGCTGCGGACTACGCGATCCCGCAGCATGAACGCCTGGACTATCAACACACCACTGGGCAGGCGAAGTATCTGGAGTCGGTGTTGAATGAGTCGCGACCTTCGATGGCTCAACGAATTGGGGCGCGTGTCCAGCTGGGAGAAGACTAGTGTTCGCACAGGAGATTGCAGACCGGCTGCAAAATCAAGCGGTGGGTATCTTTGGCCGGTCCATTTTCATCGGAGCCAGCGCGAACTTCCCAGTGGGTGAGGTCTGCGTCTCCGTCATCGAGACGGGTGGAACCGGACCGAGCCGAACGCACAACAATACCGCTACACAGCGACCGACTGCGCAGATTGCCACGAGGGCCAAAGGCTATGACGTGGCCCGAGCAAAGGCGCAAGCCGCGTATGAAGCCCTCGGTGGGGCGAATGGGCTGTACAATATCACGCTCTCGTCAGTCTTCTATCTGAGCGTGACAACACGCCAGGAACCAACTGACGCTGGACTGGACGACAACGCACGGCAGGTATTCACGTTCAACATCGACGCTGAGAAGCAGCCGTCGTAATAGCTCGCAAGAGCATTTGGAGAAGGAGAAGTCAATGACCATTGCAGTCAGCGGGCACGGCACGCTTATCGCGCGAGCGCCAGCGGCAACGCCCACCGTCTTCACCACCATCGCGGAGTTGGGTGACATCACGCTACCTGGCTTCACGAAGAACGAGTTCGACGTCACGACGCAGAACCTGAACATCGACAACTACGTCATGGGCATTCCGCGTCGCAACCCGAACACCATCACTCTGCACTTCCTGGCGAGTGATCCGACCCACGACCATCTGACCGGATTGTCGAAGGCGTTCATCGACAACAGCTTCGACGGGTACAAGTTCACGATGGTGTCGGGTGGGTCCATCTACATGACCTACATCTACTCCGGCAACGTCAAGGCCATCGAGAACATCAAGGCCCCGGTGGACGGCCCGGTGATGGCCGATGTCACGCTCAGGTTCAGCGGACCGTACACGATCAACGGAGTCGTGGTCGGTCTGTAATCTGCCCCATGCAGCGTAAGCCATCCCGGCTCTGCCGGTCTCACAGGATGGTTTGCGGAGGAGCGGGAGACCGGCGCATAACTTCTGCATGGGAGCAATGATATGACTGAATCGGTTCCGAAAGAGTCCAGTGTTCTGTCCCTCGCTGACTTCGAAACGCCGTCAGCCGTGGAATACGTCTTCGTGCCGGATGCCATCAAAGGCAAGGGCGCGTGGATCCAGTCCATCACCGCTGGCGACATGATTGAGTTCCGAGAGTCCAACGAAGGTCCCGCGAAGAAGACCGCCACGTTGCGGCTCATCATCAAGAGCGTGGTGTCCGGCGAGGGTGGCTATCCCATCCTCAAGGATGAACACCTCGGGATGCTTCGTGCGCTCAAGGAGCGGGAAGTCAATACCCTCGGCAAAGCCATCCTGAAGCTCAATGGCTACGAGGACGACGCAAAAAAAGGCTGAGGCGGTCTCGGTCACGGCGGTTCGCGTATCGGCTGGCCGTGGGACTTGGGATCGCCAACGTAGACGCGATGCTACGGAGTCTCACGGCCAGACAGTTGGCCGAGTGGGAGTATTACTTCAGCCTGGAGCCATTCGGGTCGTTCCGAGATGACCACAATCTGGCCCATATTGCCCAGCTGATCCACAACGTCGCGGTGCGCAAAGAAGACCAGAAGCCCCTGAAAGATTTCCTCCTCAAGTTTGACCAGGAAGAGATTGATGAGCCAGTGGCGGCGAAGAAGAGCAACGTGGTCGAGTTCAAACAGAAGGAAGACGGTGCGGCCATCTTGCGCCAACACCAGACCTTCTTGAACTTGTTAGCTGTGACGAACTTCTGAGGTGACCTAAGTGGACATTGGAGTTCTCACCGGCAAAATCGAGATTGAAGATACCCTCTCGACAACGCTGGAGTCTGCGGCGCAGAAGATCGAGAAGTTCTCCGAGAAGTTTGAGAACGTCTTTGGCGCGATGATTGTCGGCAGCGCGGCCGCAGTCACTGCTATTGCCGCCGTCTCCGGAGCCATCATCACCCTCGGTCAGCGCGGTGCGGACATCAACGACGTGTCCGATACCCTCGAACACTTCGCAGGCTCGGCTGAGGCGGCTGAAGAAGCCATGGCTGGCTTGCGCAAGGGAACGAAGGACACGGTGGGTGACTTCGACCTGATGAAGACCGGTTCCCGGCTTCTCTCCGCCGGAGTGAAGTTGACGGCGGGAGACTTTGAGACGCTGGGCACTGCCGCGTTCGTGATGCAGAATCGCGGGCTGGGTCCGACAAAGGAGATGTTGGACCTCGTATCCGGCGCGATGATCACTGGACGCACTCGGTCGCTTCAGATGAAGCTGGGCATCGTGGATGCGAAAGATGCCACCCAGGAGTTGGCGGACAAGCTGGGTGTCGAGGTCAATGAGCTCTCGAAGGCTCAGAAGGCGGAAGCCACGAGGACCCAGATCCTTGCGATGTTGTCGAAGGCGAACAAGGACGCCGGAACGCAGGTCAGAGACTTCGGTGAACAGTTTGAGTTTGCCCAGACGCAGATTGAAAACTGGTTCGATGAGCTGTCCCAAGGCGTGGCGAAGTCCACCCATGTCATGGGCGCACTCGATGCGATTGGGAAGGCGTTCTCAGACAACTTCGGTGGCGCTGGGAAGACGGCGATGGAGACGATCCAGGGCTGGATCGATAAGTTCGCGGATGCCGTCACCAAGTGGGCGCCCATCATTATTGGGTGGATCAAGAACATCACCGACGCCATTCTGGGATTGTGGAATACAATCAACACGATCTGGAACAGTATCCCAGACTGGTTCAAGAACATCGCCTTCGATGCCGGCATCGCGGCGACAGCCGTATGGGGCCTCAATTCCGCGTTCCTCGCGTTGACAGGCTCCAGCATCGTCAGTGGCCTTGCGTCTGTTGGCGGGGCGTGGGCAGGAATCGCAACAGCCGTTGGAGTGGCGATTGACGCGGTGAAGGGTTTCATCGCCGCGATGGCGTTGACCTACCAGCTGGGCGGAGTAGGGGCCATTCTCTCGGGTATCGGGTCAGGGATTGCAAGTGTCTTTGCGTCACCCGCCCTCGTTGGAGGTGTCCTTGTTCTGGCCCTCGGAGGGCTGACTCAGGCGATTTACAAAGCCTACGAAGCCTGGAAGAGTGGGCGAGATATGTGGGAGTATTTCCTCGGCAAGACGCAGCCAGAGGACATGGACTTCCTGACTCGCCACGTGCGCCAGTTGGGCTATGCGATCACTGGGTGGGAGAAGTTACACGACATCGTCTCCACCACAACACCTGCCCTCGGGTCCGTTGCGAAAGCCGGAGGGCAGGGTGAGTCAATCTTCAGTGCACCCGCCGCTGTCCCACCACCTCCAGACACTGGACTAGAAGGTGCTGCCGCCGCTGCTGCCAAGCGGGTCAAGGCGTTGTACGACTCGTTGTTCGGCTCAGACATCAAGAAGAAGGCCCAGGACCTTGAAGCGGCGGTGACTCAATTCACGGTCAAAGGGCTTGTACCCACGACGCAGCAGTTGGAAGCCCTCGCGAAAGAAGCCGACTCGGTTATGGAGAAGGGTGGCAAGCTGGGCCAGAATACGGCGATGCTTGTCGCGAAGTATGACCTTCTACATACTGGCGTGTTCCAAGTAAGCGATGGTCTGGCGAAACAAAAGTTGACTCTAGGCGGAGTCTCCGGTGAGTGGGTCAATCTGAAGATGTCGGTGGCACCTATTCCCCAAGACATCTTCCCCAAGCTTATCAACACGAACAACGATGTTGTCCTCGGGATCAACAAGCAGGTCAACATCGTTGCGTTGCTGAAGAAGGAGTATGCCGACCTCAAGTTCAACCAGCACATTCAGGAACTGGAAGACTACTCCGCTATCCTCAAGACGATTGGGCAGATCATGCCCGGTATTGCGGGCACAATCGTCAGTGGCCTCGGGAACGTCGCGGCTGCGTGGGCACAAGCCGAGGTGATGTCGAAGAAGTATCTGGAGACGAGCACGCGAGCCACGGGCACTGAGAAGGCCCTCGGCATTGCCCAGGGTATCAGCCAAGTCGCTGGGTCCACGAGTTCTGGTGGGATTGGGTCCAGGACAGCGGGTGGTGCCCTCGCGGGCGCTGGCGCGGGCGCGCTGGTTGGCTCGATGATTCTACCGGGCATTGGAACGGCGATTGGTGCCGCTGTTGGAGCTATCGGCGGAGCGATCACGGGTCTCGTTCGTGGGATTGTCGCGGCGATGAACGATGGACGCAAGGCTGTTACGGCGTTCGCGGATACGTTCACTGATGGGTTCGTCGGACTCCATGAGCAACTCTCGGTTCTCGGTCCCCAGGGCGAGCAACTCTGGAAGAACTTGAGCGGTGTCGGACAAGGCGACAAGGAAGGTGCCGCGAAGGCCATCAAGGCCACCCAGGACGCGCTCCAGGGTCTCACGACTGATGTGCAGAAGTACAACCTCACGTGGGTGAACATGGACCCAGCGATGGCAATGAAGAATGCAAAGATTGCCTCAGACGACCTCCTCACCTCGTTCAACCGGTTGAAGAGTGCGGGCTATAGCACCCAGGGTATCCTCGTGGGGATGAGCGATGACCTGAATAAGTGGATCATCGATGCGATGCGCGCTGGGGTGAAGATTCCCGCTGCGATGGAACCCATCATCAAGAAGATGATTGAAACGAATACCATCACGATGGACGCGGCGAAAGCCATGCTGGGTCTGGAGGATAGTTCGGTTCCCTCCCTCGACCAGATCACCGAGGCGGCTGGCCGCTACGGTCTTGCCCTCGATGACCTCGGTCCGAAGGTCCAACAGATATCGATCACGAACCAGGCCAATCAGATCGTCCAGGATTTCAACACACTGACGGCTGCTGGCGTTCCATTCTCCGCGATGATGCACGATACCGTGACGCAAGTCACGGATGCGGGCGGAGAAGTCCACGATGTGGTCAGTGGGATGCACCACGACATCCAACAGATGGTGGATCAATCGACCGGGCCGTTGGGGATCAAACTCCCGGATTCGATGAAGCCTATCATCCAGCAGTTGATTGACGCGGGTGGCGACAATGGGCTGGTAGATCAGTTCGGGAATGCACTGACTGACTTGAGCCAACTGAACTTCGATGAACCGCTGTCCGCGATGGTTGATAAACTTCTTGACAAGCTCGATCAACTCATTGACAAGATCACGGGTCCTGGTGGAGTGACGGACGCCTTCGCGGGTCTCGCCCAGAATACGAACCCATCGAGTGCGTCCACAACCACGACCGATACGGGAACGCCAGCGTACAACTACCGGACGCCTACGGGCGGGAGTGGGACACCGAGCACCCAGTCTACCGGCACGCCGGTCGTCATCCCCGTAACCGTGACGGCGAATGGCGAAGTGGTTGGCCGGGCGGTCACGCGTCAGCTTGTTCGAGCGGGAGCCTAGAGGATGGCATTGCAGCTACTGGTCGCGGGAAC